ACGCGGTCCTGCACGGCGCGCCAGTCCGATTCTTTGAGGAAGTGGTTCCGTAACTCGCGGACCTGCTGCCAGGTAACTTCGATGACCCCCTGGGCAACGACTTCATCGCCATCATAGACAGTATAGGAGCGATTCAGAACTTCACCCCGATATTGATGGGGCTCTGCGAGGCCTCTATGAATCCCGTCCAGTCCGATATTGTCGCGTTGCCCGAAGAGACTAGTTCCATCATTGAGACGTTGCTTCCGTGCAGCCCACTGATCGCCGTTGACAGCCCGGTTCCGGTTGCCCCTCGTTCACAAACGCCGAACGTGGGTTGGCTGGCACTATTGTCGAAAAACTGGCCTATCCAAAATTGAGTTCCACGCTCCAGGGTGACCGTGGACGAGGCCGTGGTCTGGGTTATGATGCCGGCTACAGTGGTAGCGATTACGTATTCGCCCAGGAACGTCGCTGGGCGGCCCTCATCATCGCTATAGAAGCCGATGTTAACCGCACCAGTCGCGCCCGAGTTCCCGCTGACGTAGACGTTGACGCTTGAGACATCGCCACTGGTCGGTGAGATGAAAGGCCACATGAGACGGTTGCCGTCATTACCAGAAGACTCGTACCTTCTATCAGATGTCCCCCAGGGCGGCAGGACTGCCACCATCACAGCGTCCTCGGCGCCGTTCCAGTCGTAGGCGGTCAGCTCTGCGTTGAACTCGTTGCCACCGCCACCGCCCCCCAGCAGTCCGTCCCACTCTTGGACGCAGCACAATCTGGCCAAGTTGCTGAGGACCAGGGCGATGAGGTCATTCTCGTTCATCTGGTCCACGAAGATAGGGTTTCCAGTCCCTTGGATCTGGGCGAAGGTTGCGTCTTCGAGAGTCGTATTCTTGAGGAGCTTGAAGACTCGCTGACCGGGCGGGACTATCTGCTGCTCCAGGGCGGCGACACGTTCCGTCAGCGTTGATACTTCGGATATCAGCGTCATGGGATCAAGTCCCCAGGAGCCCGTCCCAGTTGCCGGCGACCACGAGCCTCGCAAAATTCACCACGATCAACGAAACAAGTTCTTGTTCGTTCATCTCCTCGATGGCTATGGTATTCCCTACAGCTTGTATGTTAGCGAAAGTAACCTCAGAGAGGTCCAGGTTCTGCAACAGGGGGTAGACACGGTTTGATTTCTTCTTGTTCTCCATCATATCACCGCCTAGGTTGGGATCAGGAGGCCTTCCCAATTGCCCTCTATGCACAATCTGGCCAGTGCAACGAGGAATAATCTGCGAAGTTCTTCGTCATTGAGCTGCTCAGCGGTTAGAGGTGACCCGACACGAGCTAGAATAGCAGCCCCCCCACCCGCCTCGGCATTGAGAGTACCCAGGGTGTGCGTCTTCAGTAGCTTGTATACGCGAGGAGAAGGATGATCGGGACCGGGCACCCAGTCGTATTCCATCAGCCCAACCCCATGACTAGCATTAGATAGCCCCAGAATCCCCCTGGGAGTACCTCTGGAGCCTGCCCAGCAGAGGGAATGACCGAAGCAGGCGCCCCAGGGGGTCGGAGGCCGGGGTCTATTGCCACGTAATTGCCGACATGCTGGCCGCCCGTCCCGTCTATCTGCTGTTGGGCATCGGTGATTTGCACGCCATCACTTCAGTTGATTGGTGCGGGTCTTGGCTATTCTCTCGATGGAATCCATATCCTTCATGGAGATATAGCCGGCCATGTAGAGGCGCCTGGCCTTGGAGACGATCTCGGCGAGGCGTCTTCGGCCTTTCGCCTTGGTTAGCTTGTGCGCCATAGCCCTGCCACCTAGGCGCTCGTGAGTATTTCGCATACGTAGTTCAAAGCGATCGGCGCAGAGAGCGTTGAGTAGGTCGGTTGGAACTTGAGTGGGTTGGTCGTGCTGACGGAGCCGATGACGTTGCCCAGGGCGTCAACGAAGGCGACCCCTCCGGTTTCGATCAGCTTATCATCAATGGTTGTGCAGCATGCCCGAGTGACAATCTGACCGAATAATGTCGCACCGATATCGTTGCCCGTTTGCAAATCTTTCAGTTGCGTGGTTGTCCCTGAAGCCGGTGTGGCGCTGAAAATTCTTGAGACTCCGCGGTTGGTGAAGACGGATAGCGCGCATTCTCTGTCGCTGCTCGTATTTGTTCTGACTTTCACGATATCACCGGCCTTGAGGGTGTATCGAGTGAGCAGGGCGGGTTGAGGCGCTGTGACCCCACGGATGCCGACGGGGATCAAAGCGGCGACGAGGCCTTGAGAAAGGATGTAGCAATATGCGATATTTTCCTCAGCGGTCACCAGACCAGCGACAACGACCCCTCCGGGCTTGTAATCTCCTACGTCCATGCTCGTCACAGTGTAAACCGAATTTGTCTGGAGCGACGATTCCGTTCCTTCGACAATTTCAGTCTTTAGCGGGATGTTGGTTCCATCAGCTAGGGCCAAATTTCCGACTACTGTATTTGTCGCCATAATAATCACCTCACAGACGGACTCCGATCCCCAGGGGGCGGAAGATATTCCTGTTCACGTTGGCGACTGGCTTTCGGAGCAAACGCTTCGCAAATTTGAAAGTTATCCCGATCCCAATCGCTGAAACGGCCATAGCCTGGTAGTTGCTCATGAAGTTGGACTGCATGCTGTCGAAGGACACGCCAGGGTTAGCGATGATGTCGCCCAGGCTGATTGCACCAGCACCGGAGACTACCATGGATGCGCCCGTACCAGTGGTGGCGATGTCGGCAGCGCCAGTGATGAAGCCGACTGGGGTTGTCCCCATTAGGCCGCCAGTCAAGAGCTGCGCGTAGGCGTAGGACTCGGCGACGTTGATGAGGGATAGCGTCTTTGGGCTGCGTCGCCTGCCCTTCTTCCGTCCCTTTCGCCTCGCCATTAGCAGACCAGTGCAGAAACCTCGCTAATAATTATCACTCTACTTTAGTGATCGCCCTGGCGAACTGTCCCTTCGGGTCGCGTTCTGTGATCGTGGCGTCGATCGTGTTGAGCTTCTGGGTCGCTACGGCTTCCAACATACGACCAATAGCGACCTGCACAGGGTTAGGAGGCTCAAACTGTCCCAATCCCCCCTCGCCGAGTTTGTCTAGTGTACCCTTGATGGCCTCGGCGAGCCTTTCATCCAGCTCCTCGAGGCCGGAATCAAGCTCTTTCCTGATCCAGAGGGCCAAAACGACCAGTCCAGACAGTGTTATTAGGTCAAAAACGCCCAAAATCACCAGTTCTGTTGCTACCATGTCACTCAACCGGCTCCCAACGGGCTCTCAAAAGGTGTTAATCCTTCCGAAATAGCATCCCACCTCCGCATTGACACGCGTTCCCACCCGTACGCCTAGCCATTGCTTCTTTGAAGTTGGTGTTCGATGCGTCAGCAGACCGTATATTATATGTAGTGGGAGCCTATCTGAGAAGCGTGAAAGAGATAGACGACACCCCCCTGACTGAAAATGAAAGTGGACCGGATGTGTGGGCTGTATTCCAAGCGATCAAGGAAACGATGCTGACCTATCGGCAGAAGATTCTGGCCTTGGAGAAGCGGATAGCCAACCTAGAGACACAGAGGACGCCCCAGGACGAGAACGACGATCCGGAGTGGTACTAATGGGCTGTCTATGTGCGAAGGCCTTCGATGCTGAGTTCGAGAGTGTGAGTCTTGAGATCCAATACTTCGACTGCTCTGAATTCTTAATCTGGCACCGATTCTGCACGATGTGTCGACAAACTTGGTTTGTCAAGATTCGTCTCCCTGAAGAGGGGCGCGAGAGTTTCGTATTGCGAGGGGATGATTGAATGCACCTAATCTCAGCGACCCTCACCGGAGAAGCATTCGCGATCCGGTCACGTTGGCCATCGCGTCAGAAGAGTGCGAATGTCTCGGAAGCCATCGTATTCTATCACGAACACGGCCCGAACAACCGAACTGGACTGTGGCGAGAGAATGAGGACATGATGAAGAATATCGCCGGCCTTCAGGCAAAGATACTAGCTGCACAGGCAGAAATCGACAGATTGAGCTTCTAGGGTGTACCTGGAGGGGTATATTCTACCCCGTATGCGGCTGCCCAGAGCTCTCCAGGGCTGGAGTACGGTTCTCCAGTGGCGGGATTGATGCCGGGCTCGGTCTGGTAGATTGCTTCGACATGGGCGGCGATGTCCTCAGGTCGAGTACCAGGGCGACGTTCCATCCTCATCCACCCGAACAGGAACTCACGGATTCCGGCTTTCACCCTGCCAGGGGATTCCTCAATGAATTCCTCGGCCTGCTGGATGAAGTCCTCAATCATTTTCTGGGCGTTATCAATTTCGCTGGGGTAGAACTTGAAGCCAACGAAAAGACCCGACAGTGTGAGAAACGCAGCTAGTCCGGTGACGTCGTTGAGTAGCTTCACGATCGGCGTGGCGATATTGGAGAATGCCTCCGAGCCGGTTTTCAACCAGCGCTGCGCGATGATGTCCTCGACCATTTGGCGCTCGGAGTCCTGGAAGGAGATGCGATGCTCAACCACTTCCTTAGGGCGTCGGCGCATTCAGAGGACCCCCGTGATCGAATCCCAGAGAGCTTGGCCGAGTCCCATGCCGAGGACCCAACCCAGCAGGAACGGAAAACCATAATCGGTCATCATCCTCGAGGCGAGCTCTGACATCGTCTCCTCACTCATCAGGCATCACCGGGAAATTGTCCATCGCATCACCAGGGTCGTCCCACACCTGGGGCAGGTCGCGTAGCTCTTGGCGGAAGCTCTCCCAGACTGCTGGAAGAACGCGGTCCTGCACGGCGCGCCAGTCCGATTCTTTGAGGAAGTGGTTCCGTAACTCGCGGACCTGCTGCCAGGTAACTTCGATGACCCCCTGGGCAACGACTTCATCGCCATCATAGACAGTATAGGAGCGATTCAGAACTTCA